CACCGATAGAAGCCATGCCGGCTCTAATACGAGCCAAAGCATCCTCCCATTCTTGGAATGGGTTGGAAGCCTTGAAGTTTGCTAGGGCTGAAAGTTCACGCTGGGATGACTTGAGTTGGTCTGCCAATTTCTCGGCTTTGCTGGCATTCTCGTTGATGAGTGCCTTCTTGAGTTCCAGCCTCAGAATCTCATTGCGATCAAGCGACTCATTCTTGAGCGCGGCTGCAATGCTGATGCGCTCGTCATCAAACATCTCACCAGCCTTTTTGAGTTTCTGCTGCTTGGTAAGTTCATCGGTGGTCTGCTTCTCGATCTTGAGGTTTCTTGATCGAAGCATTCCTTGCTCTTTGGCGATAGCCCGAGAAATCATCTGTTGCTTGCGGAGTTCTTTCGCTGATTCTTTTGCCCCTAATTGCTGGAATAACTCAATGCCTTGAAGGGCAGGAAATAGGGTCGTAAGCAATCCCTTGGCGAATCCAGCACCAGAAGTCTCGCCGGTCATCGGCAATTTCTTGTACAGGGCCACGACACTAGCCATGCCGAGGGCAACGTTGCCTACATAGGTAGCCACGTCTTCAAAGGACTCGGCGAGGGCTGGCACTCCCTTATCCTCATCAAGAAGCATGGTGACGGACTTGACCAACTTCTCGCCAAGGATCTCTTGAGCATCCTCCGCAGCAGCCGTCAAGATAGCCAACTGTCCAGCGTATGTTCCGGCTGCTCTGGCGGCTTGACCAGAGAATCGCTTCGTAAGGTCAGCCGTAATCTCGCTAAAACTTTTGCTTGCGAGATCGGCCTTGCTCAAACCGATATTGAGGCGCGTGAGGCTGGTATTAGTGCCAAGGTAAGCGCGGCTCAATCCCTGAACTACGCTGCCAAGGCTTTTGCCCGTGCCAGCCGATATATCGAGTGCGAGATTGAGCAGTTCTTGACTTTGAGCAAGATTCTGGGTGCTGGTCAGCAACTGCTGCAAAGCCGGACGAAGTTCACCGTCTGCAATGCCAGTCGCATACTGCAATGAGCGAATGTAATCTTCTACCGGGCGCACGTCATAAGCGATGCCAAGGTTTTGCAGATTGCGAGCCAAAGCCTGAACAGCCTTATCTTCAGCAATAAAGGCGCGGATGGATTGCCGGGTAAGGCGCGTGATCTGCCTTGCTCCAAAGGTCGCGGCAAGTGCAGCACCTAAACGCTTGGTGCTTTTTTCAAGAGTCGAGATCTGCCGTTCAGCCTGCTTGAACCCAGTCTTCTTGAAAGTCGATGTAATGGGTATGTTGATCATGCGGCTAGTCCATAACTCTTGCTGGTAGTAACTTTGTATTTCTCAACGGCTGTTTTGATAGCGTTCAAGACTCGATCTTGGGTCTTGCCTTGTTGGGCGGCAAGGGCTGCGTACATGATGCGGCCGCGCTTATTTTTGGCTATTGAACCGACTCTTTGCAGACTGCCAATCTCTTGATTCAAGGATCGAATAAAGTGTTCTCCGGCCCTAGGATTGGCTGAGTGACTTTGCTTCCGATTGCCATAAAGGCGGTCTTCCTTAGGGCCTACCCACGGCTGACCTTGTGGATTCTTTGTGCCAGCAGTTTCAGCAATAGCACCGGCAGCAGTTTTGTTGAGTAAAGCGTAAAGGACTACGAAGCCAGACCGATTGGGGCGTGAGGATCTGGTCGTATATTGCAGACCACGTTTGACCACAGATGCGCTGTATTTTGGAAAGTTCTGTTGCCCTAAAAACTTGTTTGGCTCGCCCCATTGGCGCAGCCCAGATATGGTGGTCGGCACTCTCGTCTTGGCATCCGTTACCACTTCCTGCATTGCAGATCTGATTTCTTTGTTCATTTCTGCATAAAGGTCTGGCGTGAATTTGCGCAACGCTTTGAGGGTCTCAAGACCGCCTTCGAGAGCGACTGCCATTCTTCACCGCCTTTCCCTTTTCGTTCAAGTAGGCGAGGATGGCGCGAAACATGCGCTCATCCATCGCCAGCCATTCGCTTGGTGGGATTCCGGTCTCAACGCTAAGTTGGGCGATTAGGTAAGTGACCGAATCCCGGTCTATTTTGGGAAACTGTCCTCGACTACTTCCACGCTGTCGAGCGTTGCAACGAAGTCCATCCCAAAGGGCTTGACGGTCGTGCCGGATCGTCGAAGGCACTCCCACGCCAGCCAGTAGAGATCGCCTTGCTGCTCACGATCACGGAAGGCCTTATGAAAGCCAATCTTGTGATGTTGTTCAAAGGCAAACTCTACGGCTGGTGTGATTCTGTGTTCAGTTGTAGTTCCGTCCGTTTGGACAATTTTGAGGCTCGCCATGTCTTGCTCCTTAGAATGTGCCGGTGTCGGCTACCGTTACTGCGCTGTTCACGGTGAATGTTACATCCTGTGAGGACAGATCGCCGGTAGCACCGTTGATAGGGGTCAGATTATTGACCAGAATGTCGAAGGTGTACAACTTGTTGCCGTCTGCAACTGCCGTGCTTGTGTCCTGAACCATCTTTACGCCTACGGTTGCTCCGTAGTTGCTAAGAAGTTCATCAAGGATTTCATTGGTGGCTGGGTCATTGAGGAACGAGAGCGTGAGGGTTGCGGTCTCAAGCCCCTTGACGTACTGACGAGCAGTATCGCCCATTGCGGTTACTTCGAGTTCCTCAAACGCCATGTTGAGGGTTGCGGCGGTGACGAGATCGCTGAAATCCACAGTATCGATCTTGACCCCTACCTTGTTATTCAGCGTGATCGCCATTGGGTTCTTCCTTCTTCTTGGGTTTTGCTACTGCTTTGGGTTTTTCGATCTGGCCAATCTTGACCAGAAATCTAGTGCGCTTGTCCATGTCTAACTCCAACTCGATAGGATCGAGACTCGAACATCACAAGCCAAGAAATCGCCCGATGAGGCATTCATGACGGCTGGTGACGAGACTTCGCCGATGGTGTACTTGACTGTTGAGGCTGCCAACTTGCTGAACAGTTCCAGAATGTAATCTTCCATGCCGTTCAGGTTGCCTTGATTGTCGAACAGAGGTTTGATAAGCGTAATCTTGAAATTGACCAAAGGCGCAACGGTTATGTAGCCGTCATTGCTTGGCACGATATACGGATCGTCCGGGCTGATTACGCATGAGTTGGCAATCGGTGTGGCCGGAGGAAAGGAAAACACAGACCACACCGATGCGCTTGCTAGTGCGGTTGCTAGCGTTCCTCGTAGGGTTGTGATCGCGCTCATCCTACGAGACCGCCGGGGTGAAGATAATCAGCGATAAGGCCACGGACTCGGGCCATGAGCGTATTGCCCATTCGATAGGGTGAAGGCTGGAAATCTGGACTTATACCACCGGTGGCCGACATCTGCCGGGCTTGCCATATATCAACTGCAATCATCATGGCTGCTTCACGGACTTGTGGGAGGGTGGCGTAATCGATGCTGGTAGATCCGAAGACTCGGCCATAAGGCGCAATGCTGTGCTTCTCGCGAGTCGTTATCTGGGCATTGACGAATTCTAAATAATGCTCGCCGTTATTCTTGACGGCTGTAATGGTCTTGCTGCCGTTGTAATGCTGGCGCACGTTCTCGATGGTCACTACATCGCCAACCACGAACTGCTGGACATTCTCGGCAATGTAGATGCGCCCGGTCGTGTCTTGGGCTGAGATGGCAACCACGGTCTGCTCGTTGAACCACAACTTCTCTTTGAGTAGGTTCTCGGCTGACTGGCAGACTTCCTCAACTACGGAATCTTGATAGAGAGTGCCAATGCCGAGGTTGGTGCGCAACTCAGCCACGGTGACGTATGTTGCTGGCATTTTGATCCTCTCTGTTAGGGGTGACCCCGGCCGAGCCTCGAACCGGGGTCACGATTACTGAATGGGTTATGCAACCATCCACTTGTACGCTGCTTTAGCCACCTTGGTCGCGATTGCGCCATAACCGTAAAGCGCAACGTTGATCTGGCCGGAAGCGATGATGTTGGACTCGAGACGGAATGTTCCCGACTCATACCATGTGTAACCCTCTGGGTTGAGAACAACGATCGTGCCATCGCCAGTTCCCGAGAGTGAACGATCTACATAAAGGTTGAGACCGTTGATGTTGCCACGAACGCCGGTCGGGGTCAGGTTACCCGATGCGTTTTGTGGGTTGATGGTCTGGACATAGAGAGGACGGTTTGAGCCGTCAATCAAGCCCATGATTACGCCCCATTGCTCTGGCGAGACAACTACGTTGGTCGCAAAGCCAAGGGATTCCTTGTAGATATCGACTGCTGCATCGCTGATGAAGTCGAGAAGGTTTGCTGCCGACATGGTGCGGTTTCCACCATCGGTAGCGGCTGCGCCGACAACTGCCGCAACGCGTGCGTTTGTTGCCTTTGCGTATGCAAACTGCATCTGGCGTGTGAGTTCAGCAAAGAACGCCGGGCTTGAACGATCGAGCAACTCGACTGAGAAGGTCTGCTGTCCTGCGAACTTCTGAACGTTCACGGTAACAAATGCGACATTCTGATCGGTGTCGGATGGTGCTGCGCCTTCCGCTGTGACTGCAACCGTTGGGGCTTGGGTCAACTTTGGAATCTCGAAGGTCATACCAGCATCAGGCAAAGTGCCACGGCTGATGGAGTCGATCGATGGACGGTCTGCGTTTGCAAGAGGATTGATAACCTCGGAAAGTTGCCGGGTTGGGATCAAGCCAGCGTTGTCGGTTGTGTCTGCTGCTGCTGCGAGCCATTGACGGGCTGAATCATCGCCCAACGATGCACGGACGGTGTTCTCAAGGTATGCACCCGGAGTAACCTCAATGCGTGGCTTCGCGTAAGCAACGGCAGCGGTGATTGTTGGACGTGAGGCCTCTACTGGAGTTTCGACTGCCTCAGGCGCAACGGTCTCAGGGGTGGTGTTCTCCACTTGAGATGCCTCGCTTTCGTTGTTGTTGTCTTCAACTACATCCACCTCGGATGCAGCAACCTCGAGCACCTCAGCCGACTTGAATGCCGCTGCGGATACCAGAGAAACTTCTTCAAGTCGCGCCTCGATAACTTCGAGAACGTTTCCGACTCGGACGGAATCGATAACTTCCACACCAACCGACAAGCCAGACCTGAGTTGCTCGCTGGCCTCGATCAGAGCATCGTTACCTCGGGTTGTGGCTGATACTTTGAACGTGGCATAAAGCGCATCGTCCTCGGCCATGATGGACTGGGCGCGACCTAGTGGCTTGCGACCGTCATGCTCAAGGAGAAACTTGATCTTCTTGGCATCATCCCACTTGACCGAACCCTTGCGAAACTTGACCTTACCAACATTGGTCTGGCCAATCTCGTTGTCGAACGGCAAAATCTTGCCGGAGATGAGACGGCGGCCTTCGTCAGCCTGAATGTCGCTAACGCTAAAGTTCAATTTCACTGGTGTCTCCGTTCGGTGATAGGTCTTCCATCTCACGCGCCTGCTCAACGGTGATGAGACCGATCTGGATCATTTTCTCGATTGCTGTTAGACGTTCCATAGTGTCTGCCCGTAGGAAAGTCTCATCAACAGCAAAGCGAACATAGTTTTGGCTGTTTGTAATATCGTCCATGCTCAAGCGCGATTCAATCGCTGTGATAAACGGTTGCAAAGCAAGACTGATGAGTTGCTTGCGCTCGTCTTGGACATTCGCGTAGGTCATCGAGTTGTTCTCATCAGCCGAGAGATAGTAAGCCGGGATATTGCAAAGCCGGGCAATCTGTGTGGTGACTTGAGTGATGAGATCTGCATAGCCCATGTCCTTGGGTGAGAATGACGTGGGCATATAGTCGAGAGTGCTGGTGAGATATGCGGTCGATCCCTTTTGACGTGCAGCCTTCCATTGCGATAGCAATGCAGCAACTTCGTTTTCGCTTAGGTCTGCTCCGGTGTTTTTGATTACGCCGGATGGGATTGGTGCGACTGCTGCGCGATGCGCTGCGTTTTGCAATTCAAAGGCTTGACGGATGATAGTCGCGCCGGTGTTCAGGATGCCTTCGCTAAGTCCTTGGAATGTAACGAGCGAGCCAAGACCTTGCATCGGTACTGGTGCGCCATCGATGTAGTACTGCGTAACGAATTGATTATCGGATGAGACTTGCTGTGTTACGCGAGTTGGTGCAATCCAAAGGAATCGTGCCGGACGGCCATCATCAGCATAGAGTTCAGTAACTTGCCAATATGCGACTCCGTAGAAGAGAAGGCTATCGACCGTGTATGCAAGCGTTACTGATCGTGGCTGATGAAGTGACGGTTGCTCAAGCCACTTTGGGCTTCCGACTTCTTCACCGGTAGATTTACGGTAAAGGTGCAACGGGATGCTTGCAATTGTGCCAGCAATGAGATTGCGAGATCTGACGATGGCGGGCAAAGAAATAGCAACATCTCGGCTAACCTTTGTAATGAGTTGAGTGTTGAAATACCCAAAATCATCCCCCATAACGGCAGGGGCATACTGAGCCTTGACCTCGCTTTGTACCTTAGGTGCTTGAATGAGGAAGCGATCCCAGAATGCCATGACCTAAAGGATACCACACAATTAGGACATTTCAGGCAAAGATAGCCGGTTTCGACACCGGCTTGAGTAACTGGTGGACCACCATGGCCAGACCTATCGCAGCAGATACATCCCCCGCGGATCTACGGCGCACAATGCGCCAACCTGCATCGTTGATCTTTGCTCCGCAATTATTCATTGACGAGACCAACTCAGTCTGGCCAGAGTGGACTATTCGATTGTTCACGATGCTGTCGAGCAGATCACTACACGCTGTGTAGAAGATCTGGCCCGACATATCGACAACCTTACAACCAGATTGTTCTAGCCGAGAGGCGATACTGGCGGTTGCATACTTATCGTAGCACAGCATCCGGGGTCGATATCTATCCCACCAAGCCTTGATATCGGCAGCGACCTTGAGTTCATCGATCGCTACGTCTGACTCCCATTGCTGCATGATGCCTACGCCAATCTTGCCGTCTGGCATCAACTGGGCTGCTACGAGGCTGGCTTTCTTCTTGGTCACGGCCGTATCTATGCCAAAAATGGTGAGTGAACCGGGGTTCATGCTCAAACCCTGCACCGTCAGATTCTCAAAGGCCATATAGGGCCAAGGGCTAGAAATGGCATCAACCCAGAGGCACAGGTGCTCCGTCCGGGCATCCTCGGCCTTGGCAGTCTTGATGTACTCCTGAATGGTCTCCAGTTTGGTCGTGTAGCCAATAGCCGGGTTGGCCTGCAAGATCTGGGTCACGTCATCTAGTTTGCAGAATGGCTCAGCCGAGTACTCCCACCAGCCCAAGGACTTAGGTGGGTAACTCAAGGCCGTCTCGCGTAGCGTGTTCAGTACATCGCTAAACGCATCACCGGCGTTGGAAGCCGTAAGCAAAACTCCGTTGGTGGCTGTGGTGGTAGGCCGGATGGCTGCCCATGCTTCCCGGGTGATCTCGCGCAACTCGTCCACGAACACCAGATGCGCGGTCTTGCCTCGAACACCGTCTCGGGTAGCGGCTGCGATCTCATACATGCTGCCATCGAGCAAGGTGACCGACTCTTGACCGTTCGCATAGCGGATCTGCTTGACCATGGCCATCAGTTCATCATTGGCTTCGATGACTGAGACAACTTGACGGAAAGTGTCGATAGCCATATTGCGATTAGACGAGAGACCGATCACCCGGCTCTTGCGTGGCTCGGCGAACAGTTCATAGAGGATGCGCATACGCGCTAAATGGGTTTTGCCTTGCTGGCGAGCGATCAAGAGGCCCTGCGTGGTGATTGTGTACTCACCCTTGCGGTTGGTGACCATCATGCGCTCTGAGACGTATTTTTGCCACGGCAACAGCGGATCTGAGTACTTGGCTACCCACTCGGCAAACTCTTTGCCCTTGCTTTTGCCCTTGCGCTTAGGCGTTTCCAGCCTTGGGGTGGTCTTGCCCCTGATCTTGGCCATTCTCAGTTGCCCCCCGACTGGTCTGGACTGCTTTCGAGCGTAAAGGGCGAATCTACCAAAATCTTTGACTGAGTATGTCCGTTTTGCACCGGTTTGGACCGTTTTGGAGAGAGACGGTCACT